ATTCACCCAGCGCAATCTCGCTCATGGCTTTTTAACCTGGTAGATCACGATTGGCATCGCAGGTCGCATGAAATAGCCGTACCAGCGCTCTCGCTCTTTGCAGGCTTTCTCATATGCTTTCAAGCAATCTTCCATGTATTGCGCCAGAATGTAGTCTGGTGTGTTGGAATCATTCTCTACGCAAGCCCTGTTGATCGCGCCGCGTACTTCTTCTAGAAAATCGCTCACGTGAACCTCGATGGATTCTGCTTCCGAAATTCTTCGTCCCGCCGCTGCGAGTCGCGCGAGTCCTTGAAGGGCTCGGCATCGATGTACATGCCCTTGCTGCGCCCCTTGAGCATCGGGCCGATCAGCAGCGCCAGGACCCCGGATGCGATAAAGAACCCGAAGATCCACTTCGCGGCCCAGTACAGGGCGGCGTAGCTGATGAGCGGCTCGGTCATGGCTTCACCGTGTCCCATCCCATCCGTGCTTTCTCGATGCGCCCGCAATATTCGCATTCGCGCTGCGTTTCCTCGGTCACCGGCAATCCGTCATAATTCCAGCGGTGCTGACACCGAACCGGCGTGTGCGGGCATTCGTCCACCATCCCGCAAACCGGGCACGGGGTAATCAGGTGTGTGTTAGTCATGCGCATTCCTTCGGTAATTCCCACAAGTGGAAGCAATTCTTATGCACGTTCACGTATTCGCCCGGCGGAGGTAGCAACATTGCAAAGGTCACGCCGAGTGGGAGAAGCGCATAGCGCGCGTCTTTGATTTCGTCCCAGTGCGGATAGCGTGCGTGGCAAGAGATCGACAGATGCAGTCGCTTTACGCCATTGCGTTGCCGATCCTCGTTGCCCAAGAGCACACGACAATCTCCTTTGGAGAAGGAGCGCACCGCATCGGGAATGTCTGGTAAATGCATGGGCTGAAGTTCCTGCCAGCCGTGAGCCTTCACGCCCCGCTCCCGATCTGCTGCTCCAGCGCCGCCTCATCTGCGAGGTCGAGCCCGATGTCCACGCCCATGCGCACCGCTCGGGTCACCAGTTCGACGATGTAGCGAGTGCTGATCGGGCCGGGCTCAGCAGGCCCCTGCGCGATGAGGGCGCCGGCAGCGTTAGAGCAGCGCTCGGTGATTTGTTCCTGGGTCATTTGGCCTCCAATGCGCACATGCGCTCTACAAGATTGACGGCGCTGGTCTGGAGCCATCCAGTTGTCGGTTTGAGTGCGTCCCCCGCTGCGGCCCACGCTGCGTCCCACGCTGCGGCCCCCGCTGCGGCCCCCGCTGCGGCCCTCGCTGCGTCCCTCGCTGCGTCCCACGCTGCGGCCCCCGCTGCGGCCCCCGCTGCGGCCCCCGCTGCGGCCCTCGCTGCGTCCCTCGCTGCGTCCCTCGCTGCGTCCCACGCTGCGGCCCCCGCTGCGGCCCCCGCTGCGGCCCTCGCTGCGTCCCTCGCTGCGTCCCACGCTGCGTCCCACGCTGCGGCCCTCGCTGCGTCCCTCGCTGCGGCCCCCGCTGCGGCCCACGCTGCGGCCCCCGCTGCGGCCCTCGCTGCGTCCCACGCTGCGGCCCTCGCTGCGTCCCACGCTGCGCTCGCATCCGCTCGCGCTGGTTTTAAGAGCTTTCCGGCAGCCACAAGACCTGCGGTATCCGCGATTTCCTCAAGGCTGCGAAGGGCGAGGGCGTGAGGTTTCAATGATTCGACGCAATCCAACCAAGCGGGCGTGTGGACGCGGATCAGCCAGTCCAACGCCATGAAAGCGCGGCGCGATTCGATTTGCTTGGTGGACTTCGTGCCGACCAATTTAGGAATTAAGGGCTTGAGCAACCGATCGCGCTCATCATCCGAACGCAGCGAGTCGTTCCAATTGCGCATGAACGCGCTGATGACGGGGCACGCGCATTTAGGCGCGTCGCTCCACTTCTCCCCTGCGACCCAACTCACCAATTCCATAGCGCAAGCGCCTTCCTCAAAGGATTTGTGTGCGCCCTCAAGCAAGTGCAGTTCGCTTAACTGCGCAAGTCTTTCTTGAACAATGGTCATACGACTTCCCCGCGCCACTCGCGGCGCACTATTCTGCTGATGGTTGCCGGATGCACATTGAAGTGCCGCGCGATAGCAGTCTGCGTTTCTCCAGATTCACTCTTGTTACGGATGTTGAGCACGTCAACGCCAGAGAGCTTTGCGCACCAATGCTTGCCGCCCAATCTCTGTTTAGCTGGGTGTGCATCGCCGCTTGGGAATGTCCCTTTGCTGCGCCCCTTGGCAGCACGATCTTTGTTATTGTCGCCAACCGTGCCGATGAAAAGATGATCTGGACGCACGCAAGCTCTGTTATCACAGCGATGCAGAACACAGAGGCCAACTGGGATTGCCCCGACCGACAACTGCCAAGACGCGCGATGTGCCTTTGTGTCGTGACCAAATATTCCGTAGCCGTTTGATAGATGCCCCTGCCATTCCCAGCACCCACTGCTTTTTCTGACTTTCTTCCAAAAGCGCTGTGCGTCAATATGGGCTCGCTCTGCAGGACTCATTCTCGTGTCTCCTGGATCTTTTCCCACAGCGACAAGCGGTCGTTCCACGCGTCAGCCTCGTCCCCAAAGACTTCGTGTTCACCGATCTGCACGCTCACCACGAGCACGTCGGCGCGCTCGGCGGGGAATTCGCGCTCGGCCGGAAGGTCGCGTCCGTCGAGGTCGTAGGTGACCTCAAGCTCGAAGCCGTCGATGTCGAGGAAGATGCTGTAGGCGCCGTACTTGGGCGTCGTGCGCGGGATGTGCCCGAGGGATTCGAGGGCGGTGGTCATGGCTGCACCCATCGGTAGGTGATGTGTTTCCGAACTTGGTAAATCGTGTTCTGAGTTACGCCAAATTCTTCAGCGTATGAGTTCAAACTGATGTTTGGATTTGACCTGATTGCTCGCACAGCATTTACGTGAAGCTTTCCTCTGGATTTGCTTGACGGCGGATACCCGAGGGATTGTCGCAGCCTTTCTTTCTGCCCCTTATCAACCATATTGTCTTTATGACTGCCCAAAAAAAGGTGGCTAGGATTCACGCACAGAGGAACGTCACAGTGATGGCAAACGTGGAGCAATACAGGGATTGGGCTATTGTGAATTTCGTATGAAAATCGGTGGGCCCCAGTCTCTGTCTGGTGGAACCTGAATCTCGGGTAGGCGTCGCGCGAATAGCGCGGCCCAGTCCAAAGCCAGCATTCGTTTGGGGCGCCTTTTGAAACGAAAGACCAAAAGAGCGCGGTTGCTGCCTCTCTGATCTGCTCACTGTACTGAAGGTCCACTATTCTCTCCGCCCGGTGACATGGGTCAGACAATAACTAAAGGTTATCCGTGTGTCAATAGCCATGGGAGATTGGTAGTGTCTCAGTTTGCCAACCCGGCGATTTCCTCAATCGACCACACATGGTCCGACACGCCCGCAGCCATAGCCGGGGTTACCCGCAGGGTCTTATGGATGCGCCCAAAATTGTAATACATAAAGTGCAGGGCGACCGCATGGGCGTGGTTTTCGACTTTCTTTGAAAAGGCGTTCGTCAGCCGGGTGAACCGGCGCATGCTCATGCGCATGGTGAGGTTCTGGCGCTCCACGAAACTCGTAGAGACGTGTTTGTCGTCTGGGTTGCCGCAGACCGTGCCTTTGATCGTCCCGCAGCACTCTGCGGCACTGTACCGGCGGTCCGGATTTGAGCCTTTGACGTCGCCGTAGAGCTTCACTAGCACCGAGTAATCGATGCCTGCGCCGAAGGACCGCTCTACCGCATTCAGGTAGACACTGTGACCGTCCGTGGTCAGTTGCACCCTGTTGGCAAGGCGTCCAGCCAGATCAGCTATAAAGACCTTAGCCGTCGCACCGCCCCGATCTCCGACCATCCAGGACGCAACGAGCTTGGAATCAGCGTCAATTGCTGTCCAAGTCCAAACGTCACCCGCTTCCCCGGCATCCTTCATTTCAGCCGACGCGTTCTTGGCCTTGGCGTACACGAAGGCCCAAATTTCGTCGCACTGGATGCGCTTGCAGGACAGGTTCCGTAACGATTTATCTTGAAACCGAGCGCAGGCGAAACCGACGTCAACCAGCAGCTTGGTGACCGTGTTGATGCTGCAATCCGCAAGGCGGCTGGTGGCGCGGAGACTGTTGCCCTCGACCAATAGGCCAAGGATCTGAGCGCGCTTTGCGATGGGTAGCTTGTTCATGGGACTAGCATAACTCTCTATGCTAGAGCGGTCAAGCATTTAATTCATTTTAATACCATTTAACATCAATGGCTTACATTCCAGCTGCGAATCCATGCAGCGGACCTTTGTAAGATCAGTCACTTACGGATAAGCTAAAAAGTGCGCAGGACGGGATTCGAACCCGCACGTCGTCTAGGACCATGGTTTTAAAGACCATTGCGGCTACCATTTCGCCACCTGCGCGAAGTTGATCATCCTTCTGGGATATCCCGGTGGGGGAGACGAGAGATGCTTTACTAGGGCTTACCCTCTCGTCTTCCCCCTTAACGGCCGCCGGGTCTTTGCCGTCGTCCACTGGCTTGGGTTCCGGCTGGTCGCCCGTAGCCAGGTCAACGACGAATTTGGCGAGCTGATTAGCGTCACGGGGTCTTTTCGGCTTTTCCATGCCCCCGATGCTCGCTTGAGCGCTCAAGCATGTCAAATTCAAACTGAGACACTACCGGGAGATTATTTTCTTATTGACAAAACATATCTAGAGGGTATTCTCACCGAGTATGAATTCAATTGCCGCCTACCTTGAGCGCAACAAGGTTTCCCAGCAGGAATTCGCGGATCAAATAGGTGTTTCGCAGCCTACTGTGCACGCATGGGCTTCTGGTTCCAAAAAGCCCGAGGGAGACAACATCCACCGCGTAGCCCAGGCGCTGGGCATCCCGGCGACGGATGTGCTGATCGAATTTCACCTAGGCGAATCACCTTGACCTGTGGCCGCGTAGGGCGCTTGGCGCCCCGCCAGGCAGCGCCAGGGCGGCGATCGGTCCCTACCCGCTACCACCCCCAGGGGTGCTCTGTGATCGGCCCATGAGCGGGGCGGCGCGCAGCGACGAGCTCCTCGAACTGGACCGCGCTTGGTGGGCCATGGTCACGGCTCCGACCATGGAGCTTCGGATCTCACGCGCCCGGCGGCTGGTCAAGCTCAGGAAGGCGAGGGCGGGGCAATGATGGGTGGCTGGGTCAAGCTCGAAAAGTCACTCCGCGATGACCCGCGGTTTCTGCGCATGGTTCGCACGCTATGCGCCGCGCAGAATGTAACGCAGGAGCGTATCAGTCGCCCCTGCGCTGTAACGCTGCTGTTAGGTGGCCTTGCGCAGCTCTGGATGTACGCCGATACGCACGTCCGCGAGGATGACACACTCGACCTTGGCCCCGACGAAATAAACGAGCTCATCGGGATCGAGGGTTTCGTTCAACTCATGCCCCTTGATTGGATTGAGATCCTCGACGCGAACTGCGTAAAACTTCCGGAATTTCATACACATAACGGCACCGATGCTAAGAAAAAGGCATTGACCGCCAAACGGGTCGCCCGCCATCGGATTAGGAATGTAACGCAAGAGAGTAACGCACGCGCTGACGTGTGTAACGCTTCTGAGTTACCAGACAAGACAAGACTAGACAAGACAAGACCAGAAGAAGAACCAAGAACTGTCAAGCCACCGCCCGCATTGAAACCCGTAGCGCAGGCTGCGCCTGCGATTGATGCTGGCCCCATCGATCGAGTCTTCCAACACTGGCGAGAGGTTCACCGCCATCCGCAAGCTAGGCTCGACGATAAACGCCGGAAGGTTATCCGCTCGGCCCTGAAAAATTACGGGGAGCCAGAACTCTGCGAGGCGATCAGTGGATACCTGAATTCCCCGCACCACATGGGCCAGAACGAGACTGGGACGGTCTACGACGCCCTCGAGCTGATGCTTCGTGACGCACAGCACATCGATGCCGGACGCCGATTCCACGCCGAACCTCCGAGGAGCGATCTGTCGGCGCAGACACGCCGGATTATCTCAACGACGGAGAACTGGACCCCGCCGGAGATGCGCCATGCAGGCGGCTGACGGCAAGCGCTTCCGTGACCTGATCCGTGGCATGGGGCGCATGTTCGGCCAGGAGCCTGACGCGCTGATCTTGGATGCCTATTGGCTCGCCCTGGGCAAATGGTCGATGTCGGAGTTCGAGTCCGCTGCCGCGCACCTGATGCAGACCTCGAAATTCATGCCGCGTCCGGCGGATTTCCACGAGCTGAGAAAAGCAGGCAGGCCTACCGCAGGTGAAGCATTCGCCAAAGCCATAGACCATGCGGCCTCGAGCGCCTATCGAAATGGGCCATTGGGGGAACCGCTGATCGATCGATGTGTTCGAGCCATTGGTGGTTACATCGCAATCGCCATGTGTGAGGAGGATAAGCTGCACTTTTTGGGGAAACGATTCGCTGAGCACTTCGAGACGATGCAGGATGCCGAGGACGTGCGTGAAGCGGTGCCGACGATAGCCGGTCCTCCGCAGCACAAGGCGCTTTCAGGGCCAACGAGGCTAAGAGATTTACTCCCTCGCGATGAATTCGCATGAGATCCGCCCGCCTGCTGCTTCCTTGGCCGCCCTCGGTTGCCGGCCTGTACGTCATCACAGATCGGGTCAGTGGCAAGTTCTACATCGGAAGCAGTGTCAACGTTCGCCGCCGCGCCATGCAGCATCAATACCGCTTGGAGAAACTGACCCATGCCAATCCCATATTGCAAGCGATCTGGAACAGCGGCGCGGATCGGCTTCGGATCGAGCTGTTGCGAGCGATGCCGAGTGCTTCCAGGGAGCAATTAATTGAGGCAGAGCAGTTGGAACTGACTGCTGCAGGCGTAGGGTCGAATCGTCAATGCATGAACGTACTGCCGATAGCTGGATCTCCTAAGGGCCAGCCGCGAAGCGAGGAGACGAAGCGAAAGATCGGTGCGGCAGTAAGGGGTAAATCCCCCTCTCTGGAGGCCCGCGCGAAGATGCGCGCAGCAAAGATCGGACGCCCGTTAACTTTGGCGCATCGCGCGAAGATCGGCGCCGCCGGACGCGGTAGACCAGGGCCTCGACATTCTTCAGAAATGCTAGCGCGTTGGCGTCGGTACTCAGCGGACCAGGTGCATTCACTGCGCAGCATGGTAGCGGAGGGAATGCCGGTATTCACGGCTGCTAAGCGCCTTGGGATCGTAAGAGCTACAGCTCGGCGGATCGTGGCCGGAGAGAGTTATCGTGAAAGTCATCACCCTTAGGCTGCCATTCCCCCCAAGCGTCAATGCCATGTGGCGCACGCCGAACAAGGGGCCGCTGGCGGGGCGCACGATGCTGAGTGGCGAGGGCAGGGCCTATCGCAAGGCAGTGAACGATCAGGTGACGCTACAACGCGTCGTACGCCATGAACTGAAGGGCAAGCTCGCCCTCTCGCTCATTGCCAGACCGCCGGATCGACGCAAGCGCGACCTTGATAATCTGCTCAAGGGCATACTCGATGCTCTGCAGCACGCCGCGGTTATCGACGATGACGGGGAGATCGATGACCTGCGGATCCGCCGCGGGCTTGTGGTCCGCAACGGGGAGATTGAGGTGCACATCTGTGAGATCCCGGGCGAGGCGACGGAGAGCGCGGCGCTGTTCGATGCGTAAGGCGTGAGCGAAGTATCAGCGCGCCGTCCAGGATCGTATTACGTTCAACGGATGCGAGGAGCGAAGACATGTCCTTGAAGCAAGTCGAGCTGGTCAGAAGGCGCGCGACCTCGGGCTGGGCAAATGAGCTCACGCGTCTGCGGGTGTGGCTCTCCACGATCGATGGGAACAATGATGCCGTCGAACGCCTCCGTGGGACATCGGGCCAGGAACTCCTCGCCGTGCTGGTCGAGAACACGCTCGGGCACCTCGGGCACGACACCGCCTTGTCAGCGAGCGCGGAGAGCGCGCACAAGCGCAGCCAGGCGGGCAAGGCCGCTCGTAGGTTCGCGTAATTAAAGTAGTTTTATCTTGTATGGCAGCACCCAAGGGACACAAGCGGTACGGCGGCAGAAAGGTGGGCTCTGTGAATAGGGCGACGGCCGACGTGCGCGCTGCCGTGGCCATGCTCGCCGAAGGCAACATCACGAAGGTGCAGGGCTGGCTCGATCGAGGAGCGACGAGCGACCCTCTGGGCGCCGCGCGCGTATTCTCCCAACTGCTCGAGTATCACGTTCCGAAGCTCTCACGAGCCGAAGTGACTGGCGCCGGCGGTGCTCCTTTCGAGGTTCGCATCGTTGATCCAACTCGCCACAAGTCTTGACTTGCCGCACGACTGGAGCACGCGGCCTTACCAGCACGCGTTGTGGCGCTATCTCGCGCACGGAGGCAAACGCGCAGTCGCCGTCTGGCATCGGCGCTCAGGCAAGGATGATGTCGCGCTGCACTGGGCCGCTACTGCGGCGATGCTTCGAGTGGGTGCCTATTGGCACATGCTCCCGCAGGCCAACCAAGCGCGTAAAGCCATCTGGGATGCGGTCGATCCGGGCACGCTCGCCCGACGCATCGAGGGCGCCTTCCCGCCCGTAATCCGCTCCACCACGCGTGAGCAGGACATGATGATCCGCTTTGGGAACAATTCGACCTGGCAGGTGGTGGGGTCCGATAACTACAACGCCCTGGTGGGTGCCCCTCCCGTGGGCGTCGTCTTCTCCGAGTACGCGCTGGCCGACCCGAATGCCTGGGCCTTCATTCGACCGATCCTCGCCGAGAACAATGGCTGGGCGCTTTTCATCAGCACTCCTCGGGGTCGCAATCATCTCTTCCGCATGAACGAGTTCGCGAAGACCGACCCGCACTGGTTCTCTCAGACCTTGACGATTCGGGACACAGGCGCGATCTCGGAGGAGCGCATTGCGCAGGAGCGTCGCGAGCTCGCCGCCGAGCGCGGGGACGATGAGGCCGAGAACATCATCAACCAGGAATACTTCTGTAGCTTCGATGCCGCAGTTCCAGGCTCCTATTACGGGCGGATCGTCGCGCGCGCCGAGGCGGAGGGGCGGATCTGTGAGGTGCCGCACGATCCGCGCTACCCGGTGACGAGTGCCTGGGATATTGGCGTCGGGGATTCGACCGCGATCTGGTTCCTGCAGCAGACCAAGTTCGGCGTACATGTGATCGATTTCTACGAGGCCTCCGGCGTGGGCGCCGATCACTACGCTCGGGTGCTCAAGGAGCGCGGGTATCTTTACGATGTGCATATCCTGCCGCACGATGCGAACGATCGAGAGTGGGGCAACAACGCCTCAAGTCGGCGCGATGTGCTGAAGTCCCTCGGGATCAAGCCGCACCGGATCCTGCCGCGCGCGTCCGTGGATGATGGGATCAACGCGGTGCGCGTGCTGCTCGCCCGCTGTCACTTCGATGCAGTGAAGTGCGAGCGCGGGCTCGATGCGCTTCGCCAGTACCAGAAGGAATGGGATGATCAGCTCCGCACCTTCTCGCTCAAACCGCTCCACGATTGGACGAGCCACGCGGCCGATGCCTTTCGCTACGCCGCTCAGGGGCTTCGAGTCACCGAGGAGCAGCGCGGGATCGCGGGCAAGCCGCGACAGAAATATGCGCTCACTTGAGTGTGCCGCCCGCATCGCGCAGATTCCGGCTCTCGCAGCTGGAGAGTGCGCGTGAGCCACCTAATCAACAACATTGCCAATTTAGGACGCAAGATCAACAAGTACGACCCGGTAGATCGGGCCGTGCAGAATTTCGTACTGGGGAGGCCCGCTCCGGGCACAAACTATTACGGCGAGGCGGGGCCGGTCCAGACGCAGGGTGTTCCTCAGATCGATGAGGCCGCGCGCAACCGTCAGCAGCTCGATCGGATCAAGCGCCGGCGCGGCGTGCTCGCCAACTTGTACGGCGGACAGAGCAACAGCGCGCCGGCTATCGCCACCCCTCAGCTGCTCGGCTCGTGAGCGATGATGCCGATAGCCTGATCAAGGCGCAGGCCACGCTTGCCACGAAGCGCAGCAATTTCGAGAACTGGTGGCAGCAGATCGCGCTCCGAGTGATGCCCGCAGAGGCTCAGTTCACCGTCGTCACAGATGAAGGGCAGCGCCGGAGCGAACGGGTGTTCTCGGGCAAGGCGGTCATTGCCAACGAGCGCTTCGCTGCGGTGCTGGATGAGCTCTTGACGCCGCGCTCCCAGTTCTGGCACAGCCTGGCTCCTGAGGATGAGGATCTGGCCGACTCCCAGGAGACGAAGATCTATCTGGAGCGTTTAAATAAGCTCCTCTTCACCACGCGCTACCGACCGAGGGCGAACTTCGCCAGCCAGAAGCACCAGGGCTATATGTCGGTCGGGGCGTTCGGCAATTCGGCCATGTACATCGATGAGAAGGTCGGGGAGGGGATTCGATACCGCAACACGCCGCTGCGCGAGCTCTTCTGGGCCGAGAACCACCAGGGCCAGATCGATACGCTCTACCGGCGCTTTGACCTTCAGGCGCGTCAGGCCGCACAGCGCGCGAAGGAGGAGGGCTGGCAGCTCCCGGCGAAGATAGCGCAGGCGGCCACCGACAAGCCTTTCGATACCTTCGAGTTCCTGCACTGCGTACACCCCAACGCCGAGCGGGCCTACGGCAAGGCCGGCGCGAAGGGGATGCCGTGGAGTTCTCACTACATCGCGCTTCAGGATCGGCAGATCGTCTCGGTCGGGGGGTACAACTCCTGGCCCTACGCGATCGGGCGCTATGTGATCGCCGCCAACGAGACCTACGGGCGAGGTCCGGCGGCCGGGTGCTGGGGGGCGATCCTCACGCTGAACGAGGAAAAGAAAACTATTCTTCGGGCCGGGCAGAAGGAGGTCGACCCGCCATTGCTCTTGGGTGAGGACGGGGCGCTTGAGCCTTTCAACACGCGCCCCGGGGCCCTCAATCACGGCATGATGAGCGAGGATGGGACGCGGCTCGTGGAGGTCTTGCACACCGGGGCGAATATCCCGCTGGGCCTCGAACTCATGACGCTTGAGAACGATGAGATCGACGATGCGTTCCTGGTCAAGATTTTCCAGATCCTCGCCGAGCACCCGCAAATGACCGCCACTCAGGTGCTGGAGATTGCGCAGCAGAAGGCCACGCTCCTCGCGCCCATGATGGGCCGGCAGCAGTCCGAGGACTTGGGCCCGTTGATCGAGCGGGAGATCGATTTGCTGGCGCGCGACTCACGCTACCCGTGGATCAGCCAGGACATGCCTGATGAGCTGAGAGAGGCTGGCGGGCGCTTCAAGATCGAATACCGCTCGCCCCTGGCGCGTGCCATGCGAGCGCAGGACGGTGTTGCCATCCAGCGCACGCTCGAAGTGCTGCCCGAGGCGCTCCAGGTCGATCCGAACTGCGCCTTCGTGATCGATGTGCCTGGCTCGCTCCGGGAGCTTGCGGAGATCAACGGCGTGCCGGCCAAACTGGTGCGCGATGTGAAGATGGTCGCGCAGCTCTCCGCTCAGAAGCAGCAGGCGGATCAGCTGGCACAGGTTGCCGCGGCCGCCCCGGGGATGAGTACCGCAGCGCTCAATGCGGCCAAGGCTGAGCAGCTTCGTGCGGGTGCATGAACACATTCCTGCAGTTCATCCACCGCAAGAGGCTTGCCTACCAGCGCGTGTTCCTCGGGCCCGATGGGAGACCCAACCCCGAGGCAATCGTGGTACTGGCGGACTTGAAACGCGTCGCAGGGATCAACCGGGGCGGCATCGTCGTCAGTCCCATCAGCCGCATGGTCGACAGCCACGCGAGCGTGTACCGGGCGGGGCAGCGGGATATGTTTTTGCGGATCATGAAATTTCTGGACCTCGAAGAGGCCGACAACATGGAGAGGGGCAATGACAGAGCAGAGTCAGCAACAGAGTAGCGGTGGCGCTGGAGGCGGCGAGACGTCCTGGTATCCAGAGCCGATGAAGGAATTCGTGACCGGCAAGGGCTGGAAGAGCCCAGCCGAGGCGCTCGACAGTTACGTCAATCTCGAGAAGCTGGTGGGCGCGGAGAAGGCGGGGCGCACGATCGTGCTGCCCAAAGATGAGAAGGACATCGAGGGCACCAAGGTCTTCCGCGCCAAGATGGGCGTGCCCGAAAACGCTGCAGACTACAAGCTCCCCGTGCCCGAGGGGCAGGATCCAAAGCTCGCGGAGTGGGCCTCGGGCGTGTTCCACAGGCTCGGCACGCCAGCCGCCCAGGCTCGAACGTTCGTGGAGGAGTGGAATAAGCACATCGATGGCATCGTCACTGCGACTCAGGCCGAGGAGAGCCGGGTGCAGACCGAGCAGATGAACGGGCTTAAGACCGAGTGGGGCGATAAGTTCGCCGGTAATGCCGAGCTCGCCAAGCGCGCGCTCACGCAGTTTGGGAGCGTCGCGAAGCTCGACAAGGCCAACCTGGACTCGCTCCTGGCTGCCGTGGAAAAGAGCGCGCCAGTGATGAAGCTCTTCGCCGCCGTGGGCTCATCGGTCGCCGAGCACGGATTTGCGGCTGGTGAGAGCGGTGGGACTGGCTTTGCCAACAGCAAGAAGGCCATCGAGGCGCAGATCGATGAACTGCGGCAAAAGCGCCTGGCCAATCAGGTCGATGAGAAGACCTTCCACAACGAAATGCAGCGACTCGGCCCGCTTCTGGATGCGGCCGCTTGACTGTGCCGCTCAAGACGCAAAGGATTCTCATCCGACACTGAACCCTCTCCCTGAAAGGTCCCCGGCCTGCGATTAATCTCAAGGGCCGGTTTTCTGGGGACGAAGGTGGACAAGCAAAGGCTCTTTGCCCCACTGACCGATCGAAAGTGATCCGCTTAAACCTGGGCGTACCAGGCGAGGCTGGCGGCCCCGATAAGGATAAGCCCCACCGAAAACAGCTCCCACCGTGCGCTGCACCAGCGCGGTCGATGTGTTTTCGAGTGAGGACTTACCATGTCCCTGAATATCCCGAACTGGTACGTCAACCAGTACAACCGCAACATCGTCCAGCTCGTGCAGCAGAAGGTAACGCGCTTCCGCTCCGCGGTCGGCACCGGCAACTATGTCGGCCAGCAGGCTTCCCCGGTCGATCAGATCGGTCTGGTGGAAATGCAGGACGTGATCTCGCGCTTCTCCCCGATGGGACGGGTGGATGCGCCGACCGATCGGCGCTGGGTGGCCCCGATTGATGCGGACCTGCCGCAGCTGATCGACACCTTCGACAAGCTCAAGATCCTCACCGACCCGAACGGCATCTACGTCACCAACGCGGTGGCGGCAGCGAACCGCAAATTCGATGATCGAATCGGTGCCGCCTTCTTCGCTGCGGCTCAGACTGGCGTTGCCGGCGCCACTTCCACCGCCTTCGATACGACCAACCAGGTCGTCGGCGTGAGCGTGGGCGGTACGACTTCAGGATTGAATGTCGCCAAGCTCGAGCGCGGCCGGCGCATTTTGCTGTCCAACGAAGTCGCGCTCGAAGATGAGCCGATCTATGTGGGCATCACCGCGATCGATCACGAATCGCTCCTGAACGAGATCCAGGTGATCTCCATGGACTTCAATCGTGAGGTCGCCTACGACAACAACGGGATTATCAAGCAGTGGCGCGGGTTCAACTTCATCCACTCGGAGCGCTCGTGGATCACCACGACCGCCACGGATGACGCGGCCGGCCAGTCCCGCCAGTTGCCGATGTGGGTCAAGAGCGGTATGCACCTTGGCATCTGGAACGACATTGAAACGGCTATCGATGTGCGCGCGGACATTCAGTCTCGCCCGTGGCAGGCCTACACCAAGATGAGCGCGAATGCGACGCGCCTGGAAGAGAAGCGCGTCGTGAAGATTTGGGCCCGCTGAGTTCTAACACAGGAGACTTGCAATGGCTGTCGTTACACTGAAGTCGGGCCCGATCACCCAGCGCGATGCTTCGCCCCGTACCTTCTCCAACGCCTCCGTGGCGCGCACCAACCTCAAAGAGGCGGTCGGCACGATCGAGGCGAACAACGGCGACAACATCGGCTCGAAGTACATCTTCTGCCAGGTGCCCAGCAACGCTCGCATCAGCGCGGTGCGCTACAAGTGCGATGCGATCACCTCCGGCGCCGCAGACATCGGGATCTATCGGACCACGGGCGATGGCGGCGCGGTAGTCAAGGCCGCCGCTTTTGCCTCCGCGGTCTCCATCGCCTCGGCTCTTTCGGTGCCGACCGATGTGACGCACGAGGCGGACCCGACCGACGGCAACGCAGACGATTTCGGTCTCGCCGATGTGGAAAAGCCCCTGTGGCAGGTGCTGAATCTCGCCGCCGATCCGAAGGTGCAGTACGACGTGGCGATGACCCTCACCGCCGCGACCACGGCCGCGGGCACCGTCTCGCTTTCAGTGCAGTACGGCGAGTGATGCGTCGATTCTGGCTGTGGTGTCGCTCAGGAGTAGATGCAATGGCTTCAAGGTTTTACGGTGTGAACGTCGGGGCGATGAATCCAAAGGATGTGACCGAGGCGGCCGCGACCAACACAATGGCCGTCGAACTCGCGATCGATCTGACCAAGTGCACGGACAAATTGCAGGCCGTGCAGCTGATCGAGGCGATCAAGAACTACATCCAGACGACCGAAACGAACCCGATCGCTTAACCCATGCCGATTCGTACCCCCGTCATGGAGTATCAGATCGACGGGAACGTCAACCTGGTGCGCGCAACATGGACGGGATTGCTCAATGGCGACACGGGCGCTCCGGTTGAGATCGGCGACTGGGCGGATCGCACCGTTCAGATCTACGGCACCTTCGGCGCAGGTGGCTCGATCAACCTGGAAGGCAGCCTCGACAAGACCAGCGAATCTCCGACATACGCGATCCTGAGCGACCCACAAGGCAACGCGGTCACGAAGAGCGCCGCGGCGATGGAAGTGTTCGAAGAGGGCCCGCTCCTGATTCGCCCTAATGTCACCGCCGGCGATGGCACCACTGCCTTGACGGTCAAGCTCCTGGCGAGGCGCAACCGATGAGCACCATGAGGGACGCGGCCAACCAGCTCGCCAAGCACCGGCGCCTGGCTCAATCGCTGCTGGAACTGATTGAGGCTGCAGATTCGGCCGCATCCCTGGAGGGGGCGGTTTCAGAGCGTACCGCTGCGCTCGAAGGGCTCAAGCGCGAGGTCGAAGCCGCCGAGCAGCAACTCGTGGGCAAACGTGATGAACTGGAGAAGCTCCGGCTGGATGCCGAGCAGCTGATCCAGAGCGCGCGCCGCGATGCCGCAGACATCATTGCGCAGGCAAAGGAGAAGGCGCGCGATCTATTCGCCGCCACTGAGGCCGAGGCAAATGCCGCCGCAGCGCTTCGAAAACAGCGCATGGCCGATATTTCAGGGCTGGATGCGCAGATCGCTGATGCCAGCAAGCACCTGCTCGAGCTGCAATCGCAGACCACCAGAGCCCAGCGTATCGCCGATGTGCTCAACGCGGCCTAAGCCATGGGCAATCGCTATATCGTCGCCCAGCTCGCCGTCACCCCCACGGCTGGGAACGATGTCTTCAGTCTCATTTCAGCGGCCAACCGGCGCCTGCGCGTGCTCCAGGTCGTCGCTCACGGTAGGGGCGCCACGAGTGCCGCCCAGGGCTTCACCATCGGCCGTGCTGCCGCGGGCACCACCCCAGGCGGCAACATCACGCCGGGCAAGGCGGATCACACCGAGGAGCCGAACGCTGTATTCACGGCGCCCACCACTTACGCTGCTCAGCCCACGCTCGATGCCAATCAGATCCCGATCGGCTTCAACGCGCTGGGGGGGCCCATCGTATGGAATCCTCCAAAGGGCACGTTGCTTGAGGCACGCAATGGGGAAGTGATTTCGCTCCGCGCCGCCTCGGGCATCACCTGGCAGGCTTGCTCTGTAGCGGCACTCGTCGAAGAGGATTGATCGGTGTCCGCCTCGGGCACGGCGATCATCGATTTTGGGGCCGGTGCGCTGGAGGCCTCCATCGCCGTCACCGGCCAGGGCGGCATTCTCTCGAACAGTCTGGTCGAGGCATGGCCCGCGCTCACCGCCACGGCGAACAATCCGGTCGACAGCGCCAAGGAAGAAGAATTTCAGGTGAGCGCCGGGGACATCATTGCCGGCACCGGTTTCACGGTCTACGCCCGCGCCCTGGTTGGCAAGGCCTTTGGGTTGTACAACATGAACTGGGTCTGGAACTGACATGGCCACGCAACTCGTCGACGTCAACGGCAATGCATTCCTGACCGATGTGGTCGCCCAGGGTGTGAACCTGGGCGCCTTGAATGCTGCCAGCACCCTGCAGTTGCGCGGCCAGGCCACCGCCTCAGTCCAGTTGACTTCGATCGGCTCCCTCACGGCCGCTTTCGAGGCCACGGTTGACAATGTGAACTGGTTCGCGGTGGTGGCGATCCCCTTTGGCGGGGGCGCCGGCGTCACGACCACCACGGCAAACGGGCAGTGGACCTGCGATGTGGCCGGGTGCTTTGGCTTCCGGGTCCGAGTCTCGGCGTACACCTCCGGTTCGGTGGTCGCCAGCGTCATCGCTTCTCAGGGTGCGAGTGTCTTCGGCTCAACCTCAGCGACCGGCAACGCGCGCACGGATCTGATCAGCGTCGCGGGCACGGCGCTGGGCACCCCGACGAACTTCGGCACGACCCCTGGTGCAGTGGTCGCTGAGAGTGTCAATTCCTCTGCTTTCATCGGTACGACGGTTGCAGTTGCAGCGTCGGCTGGCATCCAGAAGGTCGGGATCGTCGGCAACGCAGGCTCGGCGGCGATTTTCGATGGCGCCACGGGCGCTGCGGTGCCCGCAGGGGCGCTTGCCGATGGGGCCCGCGCTCAGAATGCGAACCCGACCGCCGTTACCAATGGTCAGTTGGTCAACCTTGCCGCGGACCTGGGCGGGCGCCTCATCGTCACCCTCCACGCCTATCGCACGTTGATCAAGACTCAGGCGCTGGCGTCTGCGGCCACAGCGGAAACGACTTTCATCACCGCAGGCGGGGCGAGCGTCTTTAATGACTTGATCATGCTGATCATTACGACGGCGGCAGCTCTAGCGAGCGCCATCACGATCCGTGATGTGACGGCGGGCGGAACGCCGTGGATCATCAATTACCCCAACCAAGCTGCTGTTCCCAATGCTCCCTTGATCCTGAACTTCAACCCTCCGCTTCAACAGGGCACGGCAAACAGCGCCTGGACGTTTGCTCAAACTGCAGCTAATGCGCTCAACATCACCGCGCAGTACGTCCAGCGCCTAGCTTAAACCATGTCCCTGTTGCTGGCCCTCCTCGGCGGCACACCTCCAGATGATCTCATCGTCGGTGAGTTCGCTGAAGCGCTCGAGGCGCTGCTCAACGAGGAGACTGAAGAATCCTTCCACACCGATCCGATCGCGCTTGAAGCGATCGCGCAGGATGTCATCGCCTTCGTGCTGGCTGAGATCGAGGAGATCGAGCCAGGCGATGAGATCGAGCTTAGCTACACGGTCAGTTTCCAGCCCGATGATGAGCTCACCGTCCCAGGCACCCTGGCCGATGCCGAAGAGGCCGAGGAAGAGCCCGACAACGCGTTCTTTGCCTACCCGGACGACGCGCTCTACATCGCCGATCTCACCATCACGTTCACCCTCGAAGCCGAAGAGGAGGAGGAGACAGCCGAGTCCTTCTGGTTCGGCACGATCGATGAGGCGCTGGCGCCGAGCATCGAATATCTGCCGGCCTTTCAGGATCTCGACGATCACGAGGACGGGGAACGCGAGCGCTTGGCATTCGAAGAGGATCAGGGCGGATGGTTCGAAACAGGCCTTCTCGAGGACGCGCCGCTCTTTGTGCCGGGCACAGACTATTGGTTGATCCGCACGCGCCGGCGCATGCGCCGTTGATAGTGCCGCTCGGATTCGCCAGCCTCGCTCGGCAAACCTGCGTTCCAAGCTCGCTGGAGAACTGAAATGGTTGGAGTCGTCAGAGACACCGTCAACAATCCATCCGGGCAGCGCACTTACCCGATCGCCTGGGCCGATGACAACGCCGTAGGGCTCGTGAAGCCGGATGGAAGCACCACCGGCATCCTTCCTCGAACGATCGATCAGGGCGCGATCCCACTGTATTTGCCGCCTTCGGGCTTCATGGCCAACAACGGCGTGATGGTCATCGGCCAGGCGCCGAGCGGCGCGGCCACGGCGAGCTTCAGTGCTACCAGCGGTGCTGGCGTGACTATGACGATGAGCGCCGCGACACTGCTGGGCACCGCCGCCGATGTCGGCCGCGTGCTCACGATCCTGGACACGACCTACAAGTACGCGGTCATCACCGCGCAGAGCAGCACCACGGTCGCCACCGTCACACTCACTGGAACACTCTCTGGCCTTGGCCCCTTCGCCAACAACACGATCTGGCTGAGTGGCTCTCCACCTGCCACCGCGAACACCTCGGGCTTCTCTGTCCCCTTCGATAATGCATTCGCCAATTGCTACCTGTACCTGCCCGCCGGAGCGCTCTTTGCAGGCTCTCTGGCTGGTCAGTATCTGGGCCAGATGTCGAGCACGACGCTCATCCAGTTCTACAACAACACCTACACCTCGGGCTCCCCGAGTGTCCCTCCGACTCTCGTGCCTTTCGTATGCACGGGCCCGGGTGCTTTCACGCAGACCACGGCCGCATTGCTTTCGATGTTCACCTCGCCCGTGCCTGCAAACGCCATGGGCCCACGCGGCTCGGTGAAGATCACCGCGCTGTACCAGAACAATAACAGCGCTGGCGCCAAGACCTTCACGACCAAGTTTGGTGGCACTCAGACCTTGAGCACCTCGGCCACCGCGAACCAGAGCACCAGCACGGTGCGCGAGATTTACAACAGCGGAGCATCGAACGTGCAGACCACCGCCGCCAATGGCCTCACGGGCACGGGCGTCGCTGCGGGCGCTACTCAACATCTTGCGAAGGACACGGCGCTCGCCCAGGACATCGCCGGCCAGGTGCAGCTCGCCACGGCGACGGACTGGGTGGGTGTCGATTTCTTCAGGACGGAACTTTTCCCATTGTTCTAACGCCAAGCTGCAAAGGGCGCGCCCATGAGCACATCTGACGTAGCGATCTGCAACCGCGCCCTTCACAAGCTCGGAGCTGGGACGATCACGTCCTTGAGCGAAAACAAGGAAAAAGCTCGGGTGATGAACGTCGCCTTCGAGCCAGTGCGTCGAGCCGAGCTCCGGCGCCATCGCTGGCGCTTTTCCATCAAGCGCGCGAGCCTTGCTGCACTCGCCGCCGCGCCCGATTCGGATTACAGCTTTCAATACCAGCTGCCCAACGATTTCCTGCGCCTCATCGAAGGCGGGGCGCTCACCAACATGGCCGACCTCACCGATTTTAGGGCGAGTTCGACCGCGCTTTACTCGGTGGAGGGCGGCAAGATCCTCACCAACATCGGCGCGCCCCTGCCGATCCGCTACATCGCCGACATCACGGACGCTTCGCTCTTCGATTCGTGTTTCGTGGAATCCTTCGCCGCTCGCCTCGCCCTTGAGTCCGTGGAGCGCATCACGGAATCGACCACCAAGCGGGCTGATCTAGCGCAGGACTACCGGACATCAATCCGCGAGGCGACGCGCGCCAACGCGCTTGAAGTGGCTGCGGAATCCAGCGCCGATTCCGAGTGGGTCACCGCGCGCGCCCAATGAAAGCCTCCCCAGCTATCACGCATCTCAATGCCGGGGAATTCTCCCCGAGCATGTCGGGTCGGTCGGATCTGGCCAAATACGCCAACGCCTGCAAGCTGCTCGAGAACTTCCTGCCCCTCATTCAAGGGCCCATCCGCCGGCGTGGCGGGACGCATTACGTGACGGAGGTGAAGGCGAACGCGAATCGCACCTGGCTCGTGCGCTTCGAGTATTCGGCGACCCAAGCATGGCAGGTTGAGTTCGGCGATCTGTACGTGCGCTTCTACACCAATCACGGCCAGGTCATCGTCTCAGGAGTTGCCGCCTATTCGGGCGCTACAGCCTACGTGCTCGGTGATCTGGTCGTGCAGGCTGGCGTGAACTACTACTGTATTTTGGCCACCACCGGCAACGCCCCGCCGAACGTGACTTATTGGTATCCGCTGACCGGTGTGATCTACGAGGTGCCTTCCCCCTACGCGGTGGCGGACCTGAGCAATACCGATGGGACGTTTGCCCTCAACATCGTGCAATCGGGCGATGTGCTCTATATCGCCAATCAGAAGCGCACCTACGCCCCCCGGAAGCTCACGCGCTTCGGGAACACGAACTGGCAATTTTCCACCTATCAGCCCAACCAAGGGCCGTTCCTCGAACTCAACAGCGGCCCGATCACGATCTACGCCTCGGCTCAGACCGGCTCAGTCACGCTCACCGCTTCAGCCGCGCTCTTTGCCGCAACCGATGTCGGTCGATTGGTTCGGCTTGAGGTCGAGAACATCGTCGTCAAGCCCTGGGAGACCAACAAGGCTTATGTCGCCAATGACCTGGCCAAGTTCAACGGCGTCACCTACAAGGCCACGAACAACGCGACTTCGGGCACCGCTCCCCCGGTGCATGAGCACGGCACGGCTTACGATGGCTTGACGGGCGTGAACTGGCAATTCCAGGACTCCGGTTATGGCATCGCTCGGATCACGGCCTTCAGCTCCTCGACCTCTGTCACCGCGAGCGTGGTCAACGATCCGATCAACGGCTTGGTGCAATTCCCGTTTCACGTGGTCACCGTCACCTATCTCACGAGCCGTTGGCAACTCGGGGCTTGGTCGGCAACGATCGAATACCCAGCGACCGTGACCTTCTTCGGAGATCGACTGTGGTGGGGTGGAAGGCAGCGCATTTGGGGCTCTGTCCCAAACGACTTCGAGAACATGGCCGGCGATTTCTTCGGGCTCACTGGGTTCGACAATGCGATCTGGTGGCAACTGCAGGCCGAGGACGTGAACGACATCCTGTGGATGAGCGGGGACGTGAGATTGATCATCGGCACGCCTGGCGGGGAGTTCATCGGGACGGAGATCACCACCACCGATCCGCTCGGACCCTCGAACTTCAAGACCGTGCGCCAAAGCAAGCATCGGACCCGCGCCGTGCAGCCCGTGGCGATCGGCTCGAACCTGGTGTACGTCCAGCGCGCCGGTAGAAAGCTCCTCTCGATGGCCTACGATCTGGCGCGCGATAATTTCGCCTCCACCGATCTGGCAGTCCTTGCCGAGCGCCTCACGCGTTCGGGCATCATCGCGATGGCCTACCAGGCCGAGCCCTATTCGATCATCTGGTGCGTGCTGACGAGCGGGGCACTGCGCGGGTTTACCTATGATGCTGATCAGGACGTGTCGGGCTGGCACCGCGAGCCGATCGGAGGCAGCGGAATCGTGGAATCGGTCTCCTGCATCCCAGCGCCCGACGGTCAAGGCGATGAACTCTGGCTGATCGTTCGGCGCACGATCAACGGAGCGAGCAAGCGCTACGTCGAATACATGGCCCGGCCCTGGGAAGGCGCGGACAATGACGGTTCGGCGGGCGATGATCAGGTCGATGCCTTCTACGTGGACGCGGGCGTGACCTACGATGGGGCGCCGGCCACCGTGATCAGCGGGCTCTCGCACCTCGAAGGGCAAGTCGTGCAGATTCTCGCCGATGGCGCCACGCACCCGAATCGCACCGTCTCGGGCGGCGCGATCACACTCGATGGGGCTGCGAGCGTGGTGCAGGTCGGACTTGCTTGCCCGGCGCGCATGGTCACCGCCGATCTGGAAGCTGCCGCGAACGCTGCTGGCACCAGCCAGGGCAAGCCCGCGAGAATCTATCGGGCCGCGGTGCGCTTCATCGATACCTTGGGCGGCAAGATCGGCAAGCCCGAGGAGGATCTGAGTGAGCCCAGCACGCTCGATGAGATTGACTTCCGCGTGCCCGATGATCCGATGAATCTCGCCCCGCCGATCCTCACCGGAATCATCGACGTGGTGTTCCCCGGGGACTGGGAGCTCGAAAAGAGAGTTGAGGTGCTGGCCGACACGCCGCTCCCGATGACCATTGCGGCCATTTTCCCGAGGCTTCACGTCAATGATCGTTGAACGCTTTAAGCCTGAGCACGCGCGACAGATCGAGCTACAGTCCGCCCAGAGCGATGCGGCTTTAGTGGATATGCCCTATCTGGAGATTCTCCACAGCGGCGGGCCTGCCGCCACCATGAAGGACGAGCAGGGCCGGGTGTTGTGTTGTGCAGGGCTCTTGGAACTGCCCCATGTCTCGCACCTGTGGTGCTTTCTCTCGCGCCACTCTGGCCCCCACATGCTGGCGATCTACCGTGGCGCACAGCGTCTTATCAGCATTGCCCGCTCGCCCGTGATAGCCACTTCGGTGTGCGGGTTCGAGCCCGGCTGCAGGCTCCTTCTGATGCTGGGGTTTCAATGGTGCCAAAAACTCCCTGGCATGGGCTTCTCGGGCGAAGATCACGACTTCTACGTGAGGCAATGACATGGCTTGGTTTGCACTTCTTGCTCCCTATTTATCAGCCGGCGCCGGAGCGATCGGCGCCGTGGGTACCGCGCAAGGGGGCGCTGAGAATGCCGGTTTATTGCGCGATCAGGCGGCAACAACTCTCTCTCAAGGCTATGCCGATGAGGCGACTCAGCGCCGCGAGGCGACGCTCCTGCTCGGCAAGCAGGCCGCCGCTGCTGCTCAAGCTGGCGGCGGATATGGGGGCACGACCGCCCTTTACATGAAGGGATCGGCTGCGGCCGCCGAGATCGATGCGCTGAACATTCGCTATAGGTCGGTGATGCGATCAAGAGGATTGCTCGCCGAAGGCGATGCGACACAGAGGGGCAGTCAGTTGCTCGCGGGTGGTCAGTTGCTCTCTGCGGTCGGATCTTTCGCCAGCGCCCGCGCCAGCGCGAAAACTTAAGGAAAGCGTGTGCCTGAGATTCCACTCTACGAACAACAAACCCGGCTCGGCGGGTCCGATCTTGGGCCGGGTCCGAGTGATTGGAATATCCGCGGGCCAGAAGGATTCGCTGCCGGTCTGTCCGATCTTGGCGGGAGCCTCACCCGGATTCAGGATGAACAGGCCGCGGTCGCGGCGAACGATGAGCTGCAGCAGGCTCGAAAGCACTGGGCTGAGCAATTCGTCGCACAGCGCGATGCCGCTCAGCCCGGCGCGCCCAATTTCACGCCCGATCTGTTGAAGCAATTCGATGAGGACACGGCCGATCGATTGAAGCGCGCGCAGACCCAGAAGGCGAGAAATTATCTCAAGAGCCAGTTGAACGAAGTGCGTCTGGGCCTGTACCAGGACGCTGTGACCTTCGAGGGCCATGCCCAGGTCCAGGATAAGAACGCGAAGCTCAGCACCGGATTGGATGCGGCGAGAACGGCCGCTGAATTCCGCCCCGGGGATTTCCCGACCCTCTATGGCGAGCAACACAAGGCGATCAGCGAGTCGGGTTTGTCTTCGGAATTGAAGCAGGCCCACGAAATCACAGCGCACGCCACCCTTGCCGATGCGGCCGTGCGCGGCATGATCCGATCTGACCCGACCGAAGCGCTTACCGAACTGAATAACGAAAAGAGCACTAATCCGGCCGTCAACGCGCTCGATTTCAAGGATCGGGAGGCGCTACGCAATGAAGCGGAGGCCGAGATTCGCCGGCGCGAAACAGAAGCCAGGCAGGGACAGGCCGAGGCTTGGGGGGCGATGTCCTCTCGGATCGCTGACACGAGCGCGGCCTATCAGCGTGGGCTCCCCGTGCCCAACGCTCCGAACTACAACGAGATCGCCGCAGTGGCACCAGACCGGAAGGATGTCGATCGGATCTGGCTGAACCTCCAGCGCGATCAGCAGATGGGCTCGCAGATCCGCCAGTTCAACCAGATGACACCCGAGCAGATCGCCGCCTCTCGCAAAGGGTACGCCGTGACGCAGGGCGGGTTCGGAGCCGCCGAACAGCTGCAACGGCAGGATGTGATGGATCAGGCGGCGAGGGCGTCGATAGAAACGCGAGTGAAAGACCCGGCCGGCTTTGCCGTGGAGAATGGCCTGGGCTGGCATCCGCTCAATTTCCAGGATCAGAACGCTTTCACGCAGGAAATCCGCACCCGCGCCAACACCCAAGGACTCGTCAGCCAAAGGGTCGGCATAGCAACTCCGCTTCTGTCCAAGGATGAAACCTCGATGCTCGTGAGCGGCATGGAGAAAATGAAGCCCGAAGAGGCGATGAGCCTGTACACCGGCCTTGCACTCGCCGCCGGGTCCGATCAGGCCTATTCCTCGATGATGCAGCAGATCAACCCTGACTCTCCCGTGCGGGCCCTGGTGGGCCTTCGCGCGCT